ACTTTGACGAAAAGAATATATTCAATCAAGACGTATTGTTTGTTCCTGCAACTCCTGCCTTGTCTGTAGCGTGGAGTGAATGTGTTATGGGGCCGCAGAAGAATATGAAAGTGGGAGGTCGGGAATATGACATGGAAAACGTCTATCAACTTATATACTACCAAGAAGAGTTCAGCGAAAACTTAATGTTTGAAAAAATGCGGTTAAACACTGAAAGAATAATGAACCTATTCTCAGTACATTCTAATTTGGACGGCTATATTCATGATCGTCGCACATTTGTTGAAAGTGCAATGCCGGGCGTAAGACTGGCAAGGACTAATGGCATGTTTTATTCGGCGGTTGTGATATTTAGGATTGTCAAGCGAAAGTATTATAAGTTTGTTGATTAATTAGGAGGTTTTTCTATGGGTGATGCTACAAGACCGGCTGTGGGTGCAAGGGCAAAGATCCACTATGGCGAGGAAACTACCTATGGACAGATGGCGACATTAGATCATGTTCTCCGATTTACTTCTGAGAGTGTGGTTAACGAACTAAATGTGCTGGTATCCGCCGAGTTGCGTGATGACAGAGCTTATAACACTTCGGTAATTGGATCGAGTTCTGTGGGTGGTGACATCAATTATGAACAGAACACCGAAGGCCAAAGTATATTTTTGAAACATGGATATGGTGAACATTTAACGATGCAGGGTGTAGATGGTGGAATAGCAGCCATTAGCACTATGGCATTCGATAACGATTCAACTTCAGATCTTCCTACAGACAGAAATCTCGTAACTGAGGGCTTTGATAGTGGAGGTGGTAATGGTGTTATTATCCAGAGAGATTTGACCACCAAGGATCTTACTTATGAATCATTCTCTTACAGCGGTATTGGTGGCACTGACAACAATACCTTTACTGGCGTAGGAGCGACAGGTGGAGGTACCCTTTCCACTGATTACAGCAAGGGATCTCGGATTTTTTCAGAGGATTCAACCAATTGGAGTTTGGTCTATACTCATTTGATTGATGTGGCTCCTGTTTTGCCGACTGGGTTGAGTTTGGAAATCTTGAGGGACATTGTTGCCTTTTTCTATACGGGATGTAAAGTCAATACTTTGAACGAAGTGTTTCCCAGTAACGATATTTGCACTGGCACTTACGGAATGATGGGCAAGATTGAACAGTCTGTTGGTTTGTTGGGTGCGGCTGCAAGTATTGGTGACACTTACATTGTGTTGCGAAATGCTACCGAATACGGGATGTTCCCTTCTGGTGGCGGCACGCTGATCATTGGACAGGAAACTAATATCACTTACACCGGAAAGGCCATTGTAAGCAATGAATACAGGCTTACTGGTATTCCGGGGGCTGGCGACAACAGCATAGAAGTGGATCATGCTATAAATGCTCCCGTATCGTTGCAAAGCACTACAGGAAGTGGCTCTGTGTCTGATACTGATCCTCTCAGTTCGTTTATGGGCGAATTCTTCTTTGATTCGACTTCTTACGAAATCATGTCTGGTGAATACACCATCAACAACAATCTCTTTCCTGATAAAATTCCGTTCGGTGAAATTGGCAGAGCTAAATTGCCGGAACAGCAACGGGAAGTCACAGGAACATTTAACATCGAGTTTGATGATATGCTGATGTATGCCAAGTTTGTCAATGGATTGGCTGCAAAGGCTGAAATCGCTTGCATTGATGATACTGTGGATGGGGAGATTGATGATTCTGATGTCTTCAGACAGAAGTATGTGGTGTTTCCGTCAATCAAATTCAATGGCACAACTCCGACTGTGGCAGACGCTAATTTGATCACGGTAGACATGCCATTCCAAGCGTTCCCCGATGACGAGAACAATCTCCCGGAAGCGTACTGCATTCTCGTCAATAGCGAATCTAGTATATAACCTGAAATATGGGATGAAGAGGGATGATAGGCGGAGGTCAGAAACTCCGCCTATTTTTTTATGGGTTGGCAAATATTTGACAGAGTGATGTTTTCAGTGTTGGAGTTGATATATCTGTTCTTTCACTTGCCATTTATACTTTTTGTTTTTACGAAGGCATTAATTGTAACCACATGGAAAGTATGTGCTTTAAGGTTGCAAATTGGTGTTTGTTATATTATCATTGAGAGCGATGGTCTTTATTATAGTATTAGAGCTAGGAAGCTTTTAATTAAACTTTTAATCAAACTTGAAAGGAGAACCCAAATTATGAAGGCTTTGCCTAAAGAACAACGTTACATTCCCAAATGCGATGAAGGTTTGCCGCCGGAAGAACAGACGGTATTCATTTTGAAGTTGGTGCCGTTTAAAAAACTGGCAAGAATTGAAGACACACTGTATTCGGCATCGGGAACAGGAAAGAAACGAGAAGAGCGCATCAAAACCGGATCGGCTCAAATTGAATATCTGTCGGCTGGCATTAAGGGATGGGAAAATTTACGGGATGAAAATGGTAATATCGTAGAGTTTAAAGGCGATATTGATCAGTTTTCTATCATTCCAGTCAGTATCAGAAGAGAATTGGTTGATCAGATTTTGGGGGAAGAGTCGGAAGAATAATGCGTAATCCTGATGCTGATAATATTTTTCGGTATGTGGTTGAAGATGATAGGTCTGTGCCGGAATGGAATCAAACTGTGTTCTATGTTAAGCAATTACTTGTCCGACACAGGCCTTATTTGTCTTTTGTTGATTCGGAAACATCACATGAACAGTTGAGATTGCTGGAATCATGTCTGGTGTCATGGGACAATTTACGTGATGACAGTGGTTGTTCGGTAGAATATAGTCGTAAAAGCTTGAATCGTATTCCGCACCGATATTTGATTGAGATTTTAAATCACGTTAAAGAAATATCAACTCTTACCGACAGAGAAAGAGATGCCATAAAGGGCCTTGTGACTTTTCATGTTTATGCTGAAGAAAAAGATATATCAACGTGGAATTGCGAAGAATGCTTGAAAAAACACTTGAATGCGGCACGTAATTGTCAAAAGTTCGGTACTGAAAAAATAGAGAACGAAAGCAATACCGATGATGAGGATGATGCTATACGAGTAGACAAAGAGCGTGTGTCGAAATATGCTCTACAGAAAAATAAAAAAGAAAAGAAACCTGAGAAGGGTAAATCTGTTGTTTTGCAAATTGGGCAAAGGCTGTTTTATGAATGTCCTTTGTCGCTTATCAATGACGAGCTGAGATTTCTGGTATCTTTGGTGTTTTGGTCTAATAATAGCAATACCTTGTTAAACAGGGGTGGCATTATGGATCAATCAAACTTGTCTTACGAAGCGAGAGAAATTGTTCTAAGTGAAGAAATCAAAGTCAGAAGTGAATTGGAAAAGAAAAGCTCTAAAGGACAAGGCGGTAAATCACCTGTTAGGAGATAAGTGCAATGGCTGGAACTGATATTTATATAACTGTAAAAGCTGAGGAAGGTGCGCCTACAATACCAAAGGTGATTGAGAAGCAGTTAAAAGGTGTCAACAAAAAACTTAAAGAAGTAAGCAAGGGCATTGATACAGCAACACTTGACAAAGTTGCGAAAAGAATTGAAAAAATAGCCAACAGATATGAAGTGATCAGAAAACAAATCATAAAGGTAAATAGAACTATAGGCAATACTAGTGCATCGATGACTCGATTTATGAACAAGTTTATCGCAAGGCTGCATGAGATTGAGCTTGCCTATAGAGAAATAGCAATTGCGTCAGAGTCTATGGCTTTAACTGTTAAGACTTCTGTGCAGGATATTATTTCTACCATGCAACAGGCTGCGGAGGCGGGTAAAGCTTTTCAAGCCGAGATTCAAGCTATATCTGGAGCTACGATTATTATAGATATTCATGGTCGTGGTTCGTCTGAACGCCCTATAACTGAAAAATTTGATGAGATAATTGCTGGTTTTGAAAATGCGATTGCTAAAATGCAAGCGGTAGCCAAAGCTGCGCCTATTAGCATCAAATTTGATCGACAAGACTTTGATAAATTGCTTGAGTTGGTTAGGCCGACTGATATACAAATTTTTCGTAATATTTTGCCTATTATTGATAAATTGCGAGCGGGTTTCAAAGTCACCAAGCAAGAAATAGATGGTTTGGTTGTAGGGTTAAGGGAAGTGGGAATTTTGGCAACGTCTTTTAAATTTGAAGAGCTAAAGGTGTTGGATATTGCTGATGCTGTACGGGCAAAGAAGCATTTTGATGAATTAGGCAATGATGTTTATAAATATAGAGGGAGATTGCTTGAATTGTTGGCGACATATAGGTCGCTTAACGATGTGCAACGAGAGAGCACAGCAGGCAAAGAAATACGTGAAGAGATTGATCTTTTGGAGAGGTTGTTGACTGTTTATCAGCAAAATATTGTGCAGGTTGAGGTATATAACAATTTGCTCAGACGAACGCCTACTTTGAAGCCTATTGCTTTGGCTGCTGAAAAAGTTGATCCAATCTCAGATGTGTTAAAAAGAATAGGAGATGAATCAAGCAGACTGAATAACAATTTGAAAAAAGTCGAACTACAGTGGATTTACACGACTGATGCTGGTTATCAGTTTGCGGCGGCTACACAGAACAGTCTTAAAATAGCGGCGGCTGCTTCTGAAAAGTATCGAGACAAAGTTGTCAAATTGGCTGAGACAACACATTTGCTTGCTGAAGCTGAGAGACAGGTTTTGCAGGCATATAGTGCTGGCGCGTACAAAGGAAGAGAACGACAATTCATATCAGACTTGGTTCAATTAGAAAAATATAATATTGAACTGGACAAGACTTATAGAAATGTTCTTGATCTGAGAGCGGTGATGGCTCAGGGCATTATTGACGAAGCTGCGGCTACAAAAGCGGCTGCCAACATTGAAAACATAGACAAAGAAGCTCGTGACTTAACAATTTCTTTCAAAGAAACAGTGTTGACCGTAAGTGCCTTGATTGAAGAGTTGTCAAGAGCCAGAAAGACTGGTGCAGTTCTTGGAAAACAAAAGGCAACAGGTGGATTTTTAGGCTGGAGTCCTGAAGCACAGGCTGCCAAACTCAATGAACTGAAAGCCAGAATGACTGAAATAACAGCAGAGATGAGGAAATATGGAACAGATACTACTGCTGTTGGTACAAAGGCAAGCGAAGCGTTTCGCAAGATAGACCAAGCTATACGACAGCTTGGCGTTGATACAAAGAAAACAACAGATCAGCTTGGGTTGCTTGTTGAAGAAACGATGGCTGCTACCAGAATCAAAGTGCAGGCCATACGTCCTATTGTAGATCCTAAAAACTTTCAGGCTTTGGGGAAAGTAATCAAGGGTGTGGGACTTCCCATGTCTGAACTGGAAAAGAAATCTGCTTTGGCTGCGCAGAGAGTTAAGGTGCTTGAAACTGAGCTTAATAATGTGTCTGCATCTGCGGGTGCTTTTTCATCAGGCATGAGCCAAGCATCTCGCAGTGCTTCTATCCTGAAATCTATTGTGACGGCTTTGGGCAAAGAATATTCGATGTTGGTGGATACACAAGCTGCCATCCGAACTTCGATGGCTGCGATTGAATTACAGACCAAGAAAAATTCGGCAGCTACAAACAGAAGCTATGCGTCTTTGTTGGGACAAAATAAAGCTTATCAGGAATTGAAGGCGGCACAAAAAGAGGTTAGTGCTGCAATGTCACGGGTTACGGTTCAACAAGCAAAATATGAAAAGAGATTGCAAGAATCAAACTTGTTGATGGCAAGATCGGCTGATGCATCTAAAGCTATGGCACGATGGACGGTTGATGGCTTTACTCAGATGATCAAGTCTCAGAGCGCATGGTTGATTGGTTTTGCAATATTCTTTGGAGCATTTGACAGACTAAAAAGTGCTATTGATTCGTTGATAGACTCTCAAGATCAGCTAGCTCGTGCTATGCGGACAGTTAGAAGCGAAATAATGTCTACAGCCAAGGTTGCCAAAATAATGCGAGAGGAAATGTATGATGCTGCGGTTACGATGGGAGCAGCATTTGAAGAAACTGGTGAATTATTTTATCAATTAGGTTCGGCAGGTTTGGCTGCTGAAGAATCTTTATCGGCGTTTGAGAGCACATTAAAAGCAATTATTGCGACTGAAGAAGAGGTTGCTGACTTCACAAAGCTTGTTGCTGGTATTTATAAGAATTTCAGAAAGGAGCTTGCCTTTGTAGGAAATCAGACTGCACAGTTTACTCATATTAATGATGTTTTGGTTGCAACCTTTAGAGACCATATTGTTGAAATGTCAGAACTTAGAGATGGTATGAAGTATTCTATTGCTACTGCTCATGAAGTTGGTGTCTCTTTTGATATGTTGGCGGCTATTTTGGGTGTTTTGAATGATAATATGATAAAGGCTGGTATAGCTGGTCGTTCATTGCAGGTTATATTTGCTCGCATGGCTAAAGATGCAGACAAATTTTCTGAGGCATTTGATATTGAAATAGATATGAACAAACCTCTTGATTTTATGGACGTGATGGAGAAGGTTGCTGATAAGCTGAATGCTGGTGCATTGACAGCTGAAGAAGTTGGCACTGTGTTTGAGCGATTGGGACTGCGTGGTGCTAAATCTTTTATCACTTTGGCAAAAAATATTGATGATGTAAACATGGCTATAGCTGAGATTGGAAGTAATTCTGCGGGCGCAACAGAAGAAATGTATAACGCCATGAAAGATCGTCCTGAACGTATTTTAAAAGAGATTAGTGCAGCGTTGGATGCAGTCTTGCGAATCAATGTCAAGCCCTTTGTTGATGCGTTTCTTTCTGTGTCCAAAATTATAGTTGATGCTATAGATGCGGTTGAAACTCTTGATGAAAAATTGGGTGGTATGTTAGGTGGTATAGCAAGCGTTGCAGCAGCTTTTGCAGCATGGAAGGTGTCTTTGCTTGCGGTTTCATCTGCTACTAGTGTTTTGTTGAAAGGGGTATTGAAATATCAGCATATAAATTTTGCTCAATATATAAACATGGAAACTCAAGCTTTAAGCAGATTTGCAAAAAATAGTGCTGTTGGTGCTAAAGCTATGTTTTCGCTCAGCCAAGAAACAAAGAGAACTGCAAGAGAGACTATTGGTCTGAGAAATGCTTTTGCAGACATTAATAAAGCAATCTTGAAGGAGTCAGTGGCTCAATTTAAGGGAAGTACTATTTCAGCGAGCTTGTTTGAGAACCAAATGATAAAGACGCAGGCATCTGTATATAAGTATGGAAGTGCTTTGGGTGCTTTGAATGTAGCACAAAAAGGCATAGAAGCTGAGTTAAAAAGAGGATCTATTACGGCGGCTAAATTTGCTGATGCTATCAGGGGCAATATTGATGCCGCAACTGCTTATAAACGTGCTTTGATAGGTGCCAAAGATGCGCAAAGAAAAGCACATGAAAACTTGGTGATAGCATCCAGATCTGCTGTTGGTCTTAGTGAAAATTTAAGAGTGTTGACAGCAGCTTGGCAACTGGCAAAAAGTGGTGCTATAGGATTTAGTGCAGCTCTTGGTATAACATTACAGATGTTGGCTAAATTTGCAAGCAGATTGCTTAATATTTACTTGACAGTTACT